TCGTCTAGCGCTTCGCCTGGGTCAAAGTTAAAAAAGTCTGCAACCCGGCTACCCCAGATAGTAGATGGGCGTTGCTTTGAGCCGCCAAAGTATAACCGGCCTTCATGGAATACCACACTGCGCGGCCAGCCCCTAGAGCTAGACCAAGTGTTCTCATAACCTTCTTCAAGCTCCCACTCAGTGTCATCAATGTTGCCGGTGTCAAATAATGGCACTTCTGCAAAGCACTCTAGCTTTGCATCGTTAACCTTGCGCACGATACGCAACCGGCCAAACGGTGTGACGTTTATATATTGGCCTACATAGCTCCCCGATGCCGCCGCACCTGATGTAAATATGTTTGCATCAGAACCGCTGTGCTTGGCCGTCACGGTGATGTTGCCAGATGTGCCACTAACCTCAAGGTGGTCGTGCGGCACACTGGTGTTAAAGCTACTGCCTGCTGTAACTGTCAGCGTAAATGCGTATTTTGGTACAAAGTCAAAACTAATCGTGCTGGCTGTCCAATCGCTGTCAGTCGCACCGCGCAATATCTTGATAGGCTCTAAGTCCTCATGCACGATAATGACAGTGTCCGCTGACTGCACCCAATTCATTTCCGGGATGATAGCGGCAGTGACAGATGACACAGTCAGATAGTCATTGCCTGACCCGTTGATGTTGGTCACCAGCGCCCGGTCTTTATAGACGTACATCTTGCCGGGTGTGAATACCAGCATATAGCTGTCGCTAACGCTAAACTCAAACGCAACCATTCGCACCGCATCAGCCGCGCCACTGTCTAGCTCATGTACAAACTTAGTGCCGTCACGGCGTACTGCACCGCCCTGGGGCTGAATAGATACGTTCTGCGCTGTGGTTAGCGCTGACTTGTACTGGCTGATGTCTGTCCGGGCGCGTAGCTTTGGGTCAATCTCGCCAGACGTAAAGTCGTTCTGTATCTGTATAATCCGGCTCATGCTAGAACCTTACATCGGAGATAGGGAACTCTTGTATCTGTTGCGCTGGCCTGTCTGCACCATCAATGTTAATCGCAACGCGCACCAAGCCGCCGCGCATATTTTCTGATGGCGCGCCATAAGCGCGGTTGTGGAAATAATCGGCCTTTGTGATCTGGTCTGTCACCGGCTCTGCGAATTCTGCGGCAAGGGCGGTTTTTAACAGGCGCACAAAGTACGGTGGGAATTCAAAAGGCTCTGGGCGATACTGGTAATCAATCCAGACATTTTCGTAGTTTGTGTTTAGACCATCGCCGTAAATCTCAAAGTCACGCTGTGGGCGTGCGCCTACAGCATCCACGTTAAACACGGCCTTTGGGTTGCCAAGCAGATTGCCGGGCAGCTGGTAAATATATTTCCATTCGTTGATAGGGGTCTGCACTAGCTGTGCTAGCTTAACCTTTTTGATAGACCAGCTATATGGGTACTGCATGAGCAATGTGTCGCGCACATCGTCATAGAGCCGGTCAGCCACTTGCGCATCGTCTGTTCCAACTGTGAAGCTAGATAAAGGATTAGCGCCCAACATAATGAGCGCATCAGAACAGATAGATAGTTTGGTATCGCCAGCAGCCATCTAAAACACTCCAAAGAAAAAAGGCTGGGGCGGCATACACCGCCCCGGCCAAATGGATTAGTCTGCGTCAGCTACTGACACGGTTGTGCCGTCTGACACATCAACAACACCTGATGCGTTTGACAGAACCACAACAATTGACATTGTTGGGGTTGCGCTGTCATGCACAAAGATGATGTCGCCGACTGCAAGCGTGTCTGACAGGTCGTTGAAATAACCTGATGTGTTCACGTCTGCAATCGCATCTGCTGATGTGTAGGTGTACAGAGATGGGGCATTGCCCTTCTTTGCCGCACCAATCACATTGAACCCTGCTGATGAATAAGCCATGTTTTAAGTCTCCTTATTCTGTGCAGCTGATTTTAACAATGCCTTCATCGTCAATCGCAATTGCTCCAGCGGAGAACATTGAACTGACTAAAAAGCTAGTTTTTTCAGGTACATAGTTGATTTCGCTGCGCTGGTTCATGCCAATGCCCATGCCGATTGCATCGCGGTGGAATGCGAAGCAAGTACGGGTTGATGGGATTGGCAAGCCACCTTCATCACGGTCGCCGATGGTTACGAACTTGAAGCCCATGAAGGTGTCAACTTCACCAGAAACCAGAGCTTTGACTGTGTTGAAATCAACAGATTGGATTTCAGTTTCACCCAGCAATCCAGCCAAGCTGTTTGCGTGGATAATCATTGCACGGCCTTCGGCTGGTACGTTGTTGGCATCCATCAGCTTCTTAGCTTCAATCAGCTTCTCGATGTTCAGGTTTGTGGTTGCGCCACCAATACCTGTTGCAACGGTCAGTGATGTGGATGATGCATTCAGCGCGTCAATGACCAGCTGATCCATGCGGCGTCCGATTGCGTTACCCACAACCTGAACAAGCTCACGGCGCTCGTCAAAGTTTACTTTCTGCTGGTTAAAGATGTCGCTGTACTCAGCTGCGATGTAGTCTGACATTGTTGCAGTTACTTGTGAGTAGCTGACGTTCAATGGGGTTACATCTGTCTGAGGAACGCGAACTGTTGCTGTGCCTTTCCCGATTTTGGGGAACTTCACCTGGTTGCCTTCGACATTTGTCCGCTCACGGGTCAAACCGGCAAGTGCGCGTGCGCCTTGATAAGCCTGTTTAACTTCCGCATCGAACATTTGCACGAAAGCGTTTGAAATAGCTACTGCCATTTGTCTGTCCTTCCGATTAAAATGTTTTCAAAAAAGTCGCATCAGGTATCCGGGATGCCGGGCTGACAGCTTGGGCATAAACGCTACGCCCCCAAGCGGGTCTAACAGGCCACAGGTGGTTGTCTGTCAAGAGGATTTTAACAAAAAAAAGCGCGCCCCGCAAGGCGCGCTATTATTTAGATAGCAGAGTATTCCTGCGTGCCGTAAACTTGCTCGAACATCCGCTCGACTTTTGCCCGGTAGGCTGGGTCGGTTAGATACTCTGGCTTGCCTACCATAGCATTCAATTCCTCTTTAGATGGCGCGCCATCAACCGGGGTCATGTCTACAGGAATAGGACGGTCGCCATAATAGCTACGCACCTTCTGCAACGCCTTTAAGCCCTGCGCAGTGCCGCCCATAATCTTGAATTCCTCGAAGTCACCCTCTGACCAAACACCCTTGCGCACCAAACCCTGCGCCCAGTCGGTCATTGATTTGATAGTCGCGTCAGCATTTGGCCCAAGTTTCGCAAGCTCGTCTTGATAAGAGATTTCAGCTTGTTCGTTTTCCTGTTGCGCCATAGCAATAAAGCTATTCGCCAACTCGTCAAACGCACTCTGGCTAATACCATTGTCCTTCGCCCAATCTCGATATGTCGCAAGCAACGGGTCATCGTCAGGGATATTTGCATCTTTAAATAAGCTATCATCGTATTGCTCCGGGGCTTTATGCTTGCCCTGAGAAAACTTCTTCTGCAATTCATTATAGGACTTGACCAAGTTTTCTAAGTCTGGCCCTTCGTCCTCATTCCAAAATTTGTCTGGATACCATTCAGGTTTTGAGAATTCAACTTCCTCATCCTCATTGGCGACAGTCACATCATCAAGTGATGCTGGCCCTGCCTCTGGCTGGATGTGGGAGATTGTGGTTTCTTCCGGCTGCTGGTTATCCTCTGCCTCAACTTGCGCTTGGGCCATCAGTCCTTCTGTTTCGTTCATAACTGCCTCGCTCTCTGCATACGCCTTTCTATTTCGCGTACTAGTGAATTTTGCCCTTCTCTAGCATAGCCGTGCGAAGCACTCTCGCCCGGATACCAAGTGGGCTGCTCAATCGTCAGTGAGCGAAGGTGTGTTAATAATTCTTGCCCATCCTCACTGCCGAATACACGAAGATACAACCTGTCTATATCGTCTTGGTTGTCTTGCTGTGTCAATCGCATCTGCGGCTCTACCGTCCGCAGACCTTCCCAACCCTCATCAATCATGTTATTCCCCTGCTACTTCCCCGGCTTGCATGGCCATTTGCGCGGCTTGCATCTGCGCCATCTGTTCTGCCATCTGCTGGCGTTCTTCTTGCGATGTGCGTAGCTCCGCTGGGATGCCCATTTTGTCAGCCACATGGTCTGCAATAGCGGCGGTGCGTATTGCCATCTGGCCGTCTTGTCCAAGTGATGCGGCTATCTGCACCCACTGCATTACCTTTTCAATGCCGCTCATGTTCTGCGCTTGCGCGATTGGCGACACCGGCTGAACCTTTATTTCCAGACCGTTTACCTTTAGCGGCATATCAATCAATCCGCGCTCATCCATCACCGCAAGAATGCGCGATACGACCGGGATCATGGTTTCGGTAATGAGGCGACCAAAGGCGCTACCCATGTTGCTGGCCAACTCAGACAGCTTTGCAGACACCTCTGTAGCTGACCGGGCAGACATATTATCTGGCGGCAGCGTGTCGTCCATCATAATCTTTTTGATATTCATGCGTAGGTCGTTAATCACAATCTGCGACACGTTAAAGTCGCCAGAGCGCGGCAACATCCGCAAGCTCTCACCTTGTGGCCCGCCATTACGTGCGACCGGGATGATAGCGCCAGGCGCAATGCGGATTGTCTGCGGGTTTAGCACGCCATCATCTGCCGCTGTATATACACCGGCGATAGATAGGCTGGCGTTCTTCAACAGCAATTCCAGCGTTTTGTTTAGCGTCTTAATGTCAGCGATAGCGGTGACCAGTGGGCCACGTCCGTAAACCTCACCGGCGACCTTCATATAACGCGCCACAATCCATGGGCTGGATTTCATGGTGCGTTCTACGATTGCCTCTTTGCCCTCTTTCTCGATAACGCAATATTGATATTGGCCGGTTTCCATGTCCAAGCAAGTAGCCTCAACCAATTCAACTTCCTCGGTGGGCTTCTCATCAATCATGCGCTGTAGCTTGTCCGACACCTCAGCGTCATCCCAATGTTGCTTGATGGCCTCTGCCTTCATACGCATTCGGCGATATACGTTGTCAACCTTACCATGCGCACCTTCCTCAATGCACACTAGGTATTGAGGCACGGCGGTGAAGCGGATGGGGGTTATGTCATCACCGGGTTGGATTAGCATCACCGCCGTGCCAACTGCTAAGTCCATGAGAAACTCACCCATGGCCAAGTCGAAATTTGTTTGCCGCAACAGCGCAAACATTTTATCTGCGTAAATGTCCAGCGCGGCTTGCGCCTCGATGCGGCGCTCCATTGGAATGTCAGCGCCCGGCTCTAGGCGACACCAATTTGACTGCGGTGGAAATAGGCCAGACTGAATACGGTTAGCAAAGCGCTGCGTGGAATTGATAGCGGTGCTATCAAACACGCGCGCCATTTTGTTCTGGCCGGGCGACCCGCCGCCCTCATAATAGCCATCGTACAGATTGCGCTGTGGTAGCGCGAACTCGTAGCAATCTTCGTATATCTGCCGCCAGTTATCCTTGCGGCGCTGTGCCAATTCATGGCGCTTCAATATCTGCTGTGGGGTCATCATGATTTTTTGTGCCTATTCGCAAAGTTGCGTGCCGCCTCTTTAGAGCCAAAGCCCCATGCCCTTAATGCCAACCCAAGGCGCGTTGGCTTGCCGTCTTTTTTCTCCGCACCCTTCATGCCAGCAAAGCGTGCGGCAAAAGATACGCGGCGCGGGTTAGTGCCAGACTTTACCGGCGCTTTTAAATTGCCGCCCTCTTTGCGCTCAAAATATTTGCGCCCGGCTTCGTTCAGACCGCCCTTGGGGTTTTGGTATTTCTTCGCTGGCATTAGCCTCTAGCTGCCCTCATGTTGTCAATCAGGTTTGGGTACGGGCGACCGGCCTTTGCGGCAGCGCGCATTGCGCTACGCTTTTGCGCCGGTGTTAGCCCCTTTGGTTTGCCAGCGCTTTTGGGACGCTTCTTTTCCCATACGGGTTTTTCTTTAGCCATTCTTATCCCCCTCTGTTAGCTTGCGCTTTAGGCGCTCGTAATACTTCCACAAGGCTTGGCCAGTGGTTTCGCCAGAGCGTGGTTTGACGCCCTCGTACTTTTTGCCAACGCCAATTTGGCTAGCTATAGTTTTTTGTTCCGCCATCTTTTTTCTTCGCCATTTTTGTTTTCATGGATGCGCCTGTTACGCGGCCACCAGTCTGGCGCGCGTATTCTTTGGCCGCACTCATGCCAGCCTTGCTGTACGCAAAGTGGCGTGTTTTACCGTCTTTAGAAACTACCTTCGGCATTATCCCGCTCCCAATGTTGTTTGGCCACCTTCTGTGCCACCGCCTAAACGACCGCCGCTAAGTAACGCCCGGCGACCGCCACGGCGCGAACGCATGGCCGCTGCCGATGCACGTTCTTCGCGTGTTGCCGCTACTGGCGCAATTTCTGCTTCTGGCTCTGGCGCAGCTACTGGCGCTGGCGCTGCCTTTTTGCCTTGCTTTTTGCCCATAAGATAACCTACTGCTGCGCCCATTATACGCCCCCACCTAATGTTGATTGAATGCCCGTTTCAGCGTTTTGACGCGCTGTGCTTAACAACATACGCTTGCCACCTGTGCGCCGCGCACGTTGGCGCGCAGATATTGCACGCATCTTCTGTTGCTCGTCTGCTTCCAGACGTTCCTCTTGGCGCTGTTGTGCCGCTGTGATCTCAGGGTCTGGCGGTGGTGGCGCTGGGGTTTTAGGGGATAGTAAGCCGCCCATTAAAAATACCTCGCAAACATAAAATAATCTTGACCGACTGGCCCATACCCACGCATACGCCCTTCGTTAGTGAATTTTACCGCAGATGCCCACCTAACTGCAAACAAATTATCGACCTCGACTGTCATCTGCAATCGGTGTAATCGCAAGTCGATAGCGATGTGATTAAAGTAGCGCATGGCTGTACGTGTAGCCGATATCGGTACGCGCTCAAACTGATATGATGTAAGCAACCAGACTTCCGCGTTGCCCGGCCACAGCTTGATAGCCCCGAATGAGCAAATCATTTCGCCTTGGTGCAATACGGTGTAGGCGTGCGGTTGCTGTTCATACATCTTGAGCAACTCGTCATAATTAGGCACATCGTCAAACGGCTTTTTGTCAAACTCGCGCAAATCCATATTGTACGGATGCGTCCAGTGAAACGGCACTATTGTGGCGTCTTTGTTGCTAGAAAACATCGAAATCCATTTTAGCTGTCATCTGCTTGAATTGCTGGCGGCCATGGCTGTTGCGTGTCAGCATACGATGTTCAGACCCCATCATCAGATAGCCAAAGGCGTCACCAACGTGGGAATGCTCGTTTTTGTTCGGCGCATCTTTGAACCGCTCCTGACCGCCACCCATCGCAACGCGCTTGAAGTGATAGCCGCCAGACAGCGATTTGCGTGTGCGGTTGCATTTGCGATCCACCAATAACCCCGGCTTGCCGTCTATCAGCCGGTTCATTGGCGCTGCACCAGCTTCCCGGCGCACCATGTAATCGTTTGACGCGGTAGGCTGTGCGCGTAGGCCGAGCGTTCTCATGTGTTCAAACGCTGTCACCTCGAATATCTCATCGCGCTTTGCACCGGCTGGGTCACCCCAGATGAACACCTCTGACTTGGGGAAGTGCGTATTGATGTCGGCCATCAGGTGGTGGCAGAACCGCTCTAGCCCCATATCAAAGGCAACAAGCTCATGCACAACGTGCCAGCGCCCGTTCGCCATCTTCTGCCCGAACACCGCTGCCGGTGTCAAACCAAAGTCAAGCCCGATATGCACCGGCCAAGCTGGCTCTATCTCAAGGTCGGCGCTCATCAAGCTGTCACTGAACTCCGGCCACACGGGTTTGCCGTCTTGCACGTAAACATATTTGCCAGCCGCGTAGCACTGTATCCAATCCAAGTTTTTCCCGGCAAGCTGCTGTTCGTAGTAGCCGGGCGGCAAGTTGTTTGTGTTTTCTGCCTTTGGGTTGTTGATCCAGTATTTGTTGGCGGCGAATATGTTGCCCTCATGCTCCTTTGTGCCTTCAATAACGCCGCCTGGTTGTTTGTAAAACTTCCATGGGTACTTGCCCCGGATAGGTTCTTTCTCCGCTAGGCGATGCCACCAATGATCGTCTGACATAGGGTTGGTTGACATCCAGACACCGCGCCATGGACAGCCGCCGTGCTTCTTGGTCGGGTAACGACCGACACGCGATGTCAGGCCATCGACTACCGCCTTTGGCAATTCTCGCGCCTCGTCAATAAAGCCGCCGGTCAATTCAAGCGACAACAGCTTGCGCACATCTTTGGGCTGGTCGAGCGCGAGAAAAATCACCTCGCAATCAACGCCGGGTGCGCCGTCACGCGGTGGCAACTTAATGTGATGCGTGATAGGCGGCGACCAGCGCATCTGCCCCCAAGTGTTTTCGGGGAATATCTCTTGCCACGTCTTAATGGTCGTTGTACGCAACTCCGGGTAGCTGTTTCTGATTACGGCAAAACGCGTATATCTTACATTGTCCACAGGCGAAGGTGGTTGCTTTACAGCACGAAGCATCACCTCGGCCAATGATGCATAGGTCTTTCCAGAGCCGACTGGCCCAAGTAGACCCCGCACAAAAGAGTTGTCGTTTAAAAAATCCCATACGGTCGGACTTTCGCTAAAATCAAGGTTAAGACCGTTCAGCGCTTCGGTGGTCGGTTGCTTCGTTCTGCGCTTCGACCTGTCGGTCGCTCTAGTCGCTCTTGCCATCATATCCCTCTGGTATATACGTCACAATCAGCATCCCCTCTGCCGGGTTCTCATCTTCCTCATCAATTTCCAGCAACACGCCCTTGCACTTGGAAC